GTGGCCCATGCCGCAAACTGGCTGGTTACCAACAACGCCAAGATCGAGGAGCCCACCCGTGAGATTGTTCACAACCTGCTTCTCGACGGCACTGTCGATGTTATTCCGATCTACACAGAGGATACCCGCACCAAGAAGGTTCGCAAGCTTTCCCCGGTCTTTAAAACGCCTGACGGCATGACCGTCCGTCTTCCCGGACACCTCCAAAACCCCCAGTTGTTACAGCAATTGGGCTTGACCCCGGCTGGCCAAGAGGAGTCCGAATCCGAGTCCGAATACGTCGAGTTTAAGATGGTTTTGGATATAATCCCCCTAAACGAAAGCTTTTGGCCGGACGTGGCCGAAGACTGGGACAACCAGCCTTTCCTGTGGCTTACATATCCGACGATCTACGAGCTTGAGGAGATGAGCCAGGAGAATGACGGCCCGTATAAGAATATCAGCGAAGACCTTGTTATAGACCCATCCAGGCGGGCTGACGAGCACAAGGACGAGGAGCAGGAGTCAAAAGGTATCCAATTTTCCGAGTACACCAAACAGGTCAAGGTCCTTAATTGCGCGCTTAAGTGGGAAAACGAGTGGGTCATGGCTGCGTATGCGATTGATGCTGGCTGGGAAGAGATCCGAAACCAGCCGATGCACGACGCCTATCCCCATGGCCGCAAGCCGGTACATAGGATGAAGATCTTTGCGGAGTCGAATGAATCCTGCGGAACCGGGATACCGAAAAAAATAGAGCACTACTCCAGCGGGTCCGACCAGATCTTCAATCAAATGATTGACTCCGGGGATATCGAGCTTTCACCCTGGTTCTTCTACCAGGAGACGCCCGGCTTCAGCACCATTGATCTCCAGGTGTGGCCGGGCCGGGGCATTGCCATTGGCAAGGACTCGGATGTAACCATACCCAACTTCGGCAACAAGAGCCGGGGCTGGCTGGAAGATCTTAATTCACTCCTGTCGTTTTTTGAGCGGATGATCTCACTCAGCGACTATTCGCTGGGCAGAGAGTCCCAGACGGCGGGCAAGGGAGGTGAAACATACTCAGGCATGAACCTGATCATTCAGGAGGGGAATATAAAACATGCCTACCAGGGGAGAGGATTACGCACCGATTTTGAAGAGCTGCTCACGGATGTGTTCATGCTGTACTCCTACCTGATGCCAAGAGACGCCAAGATGCGGATCTTTGAGGACGGAAAGTGGGCGTTTCAGCCTGTGGATGTAGAGGCGATGCAAGGCCGATACGACCTCAAACTTCACGTCAGCGACAGTTCAGCCAACAAGATGCTGACCAGAAAAGAAGCGATGGAGCGGTTGATAAACTTCTCGAAGAATCCGGTTTTTAACCAGATAACGCTGGCGCGGGACGCCTTGAAATCGTACGGCATCACCACTGAGCAGATGGGCGATTATATTAATCCGCAGTTTACCCAGTTGCTCCAGATGTATATGCAGATAGGGCCGGAACTCCTAAAGGTCGCCCAGCAGCTCTTGCAGCAGAAGGCGCTGGCCGAGGAAAAACAGAAGGTGACGGGCCAGGCCCAGGCCAATATCAGGCGCAGGGAGACCGAGCGGGCAATTGAGCAGCAGCCTGGCATTGAGGATAACAAGCTCTTTGACCAGGCAATGGAATCGGTGAAAAGAAAGCTATACAAGCCAATGGCGGAACAAGCAGTTGTAAGCAGATTCGCTGAAAGGCTGGTGCAATAATGTTAGAGCTAGATGTAGATTTTCTCAGCGTGATCGACAACATCCTTATATATCACCGTGCGGCGTGCATCGACATGCACGTCCAGGACGACCCCAAGGCGCGGGAGAAGGAGTACAATAAGGCAGAGGCGTCAAGGGAGATTATCATGCTCCTGGGCAAGGAGATGCTAAAGAAGAACGACCAGAAGGGTTACCAGGTAGCCATACAGGAGAGGCTGTCGGCGCTTTATCAGTCGGTCTTCTTTGATCCAAACACCAGAAAGCGAATTCAAAGGGCAAAGGGGGCAGACAATGGCGGATGACAAAAAGAAGGAAGGTGTTGAAATTTTCGACCAGCCGTTTGAGCTGGAGCCGGACAAAGTAGAGGGCGAGGAGGGTTATGTGGGCGCTGGCTTTGAGGGCGCCCTTGAAATAGTTACAGAGTCGGAAGGGGAAGAGGAGCCGGAAGAGACGGACGAAGAGAAGGTGGCCAGAGAGGCGAAAGAAAAAGAGGCCGCTGCGTCTAAGAAGGAAAGCGACTCAGTAGAAGTTCTCGGTACGACCATGGCCAACGCCCTTGAGAGGGTTACCAACAACTTTGGCCAGCAGCTTGCGAATATGAACACCCAGTTTACCGAGCGGATGGACAAGTTGGCCGCAAGGATGGAGACGGCCACCAAGCCAGCAGTAAAGATCCCCGACGCTCCCACCGACAAGGAGTGGGAAGACGATGCCAACGCGGCATTTACGAAGATGCAGAAGCGTAACGAAGCCCTCAAGCTGGCCGAAAAAGGCGAAGAAGCGGACACCCCTGCTGAAGAAGAAGGGGCAGCCCCGGCAGCCGAGGTTGAATTGAAGGCGTCTCAAAACGATTCTTACGCCGATGCGGTCAAGGTTGTTCCCGACATTACTCAGAGTAACTCCAGGGAGCGGGAGGTTTTTACCAAGATCTACTTCAACGATAAATACAATCTGTCGAACCACCCGCAGGGTCCGGTGCTGGCAGCGCTGGCTACGCAGTATTACTTTCAGAAAAATGTCAAGTCGGGCGAGTCTGGGGGAGAAGGAGGAGATGAGGGAAAGGGTGCGGAAAAGTCTCCCGAAGTGGTTGCAGCCGAGAAGATCATCGCCGATTCCAGGGCCAAAAAACATGGAATGACTCGCTCCGGCACAAAAGAGAAAGGGTCCAAGGCTAAGATTCCGGCAGAGGGCATGAGCGTAATAAAACAGTTTGGGATATCCGAGGAGTCGTACCGAGACGGGATGGAATCCTTGGGGATAGGGGGCTAACATGGCGGGCAAAGACGCAAAGCGCTGGGAAAAATGGGTTGATTCTTGGAACGGAATGAAGGCGGCGGACCTGGAGAAGTACCTCGCTGAAAACGAGGAGGCTATGCTGGTCAAGATAGCACCGGAGGAGTTGCAGCTCAAGCTGGTCCAAAAGCATAAACGGTTGGCGGGCAAGGAATTTCCGATCTCTTTGACATCAAACAAGGAAGGTGACGACACGACTGCCGCAGCCCCAAAAGGCGCGCCAGGGGCATCCAAGCAGCCCGGCGAGGAGGCGGGGGACTCCGTGAAAGCCGGGCTGCCTTCCAAATCAGACCTGGAAGCGATTGAACAGATCAAGAGCCGTCGTAAAAAAACGATGGCGGAAGACGAACTTGGCAAACAGGCGGACCTGCTTGATGCCGCCGATCACCAGGTCGTAACCAAGAAGATAATCTTGTCTGAGCAGCAGCAGTTCATTGCAGGGCTGGTGGAAGCCGCAGAGGACGACGCTCCGAGGATAGATATCACGGAATTAAGCACTCGCGTGATGATGCTCATTCCATCGATCATTAAGAAAGCGAGGCCGGAATTCGGATACAAGTGGGCCTCGATTGACCACCTCCAGTCTGAGCTTCACACGTTTGGCGGGATGTGGGAAGTCGTGGCCAGGATTAACCACGGCCACCTTCCAGAGAGACTGTTTGGGCCGGAAGGGAGCATTATGTACAAAGGGCAATCCATTCTCGTCTTTACCAGGCGCAGCATTACGGACCACCTGGAGAGGCAAGTCATCCAAGAGCTTGATTTAAGGGTACGCGAGGCAACACAGAGTATGGACAAGTCTTATAAGGACCCGCGCGGGAAGGAACAGGTCCGACTTGAGATCATAGACAAGGAACCTCCGGGAAGGGTTGGGAGTGAGGAGCTAACAAAAGATAGCTTTAATGCTCAGGGCCAATCTGTCGGCGACTACGACTTCCCTGACACGGGGGCAGACGCAACTTAAAACACTTAACAGTTGAGGAGGAGAACAATGGCGAACTTAGACGCACCTTTTGGCTTTATGCCTTTACAGCCGGTATTGCACCGGCAGTCATACCGGGTAAATCAGGCCAATACTTACAGAATTGGTCTTAACGACCTGGTTATAAAAGAGGCCGCCGGTACGGTGATTCGATCAGTGGCCGGAAACGCAAACGCTTCCTGCGGGTCCGTCGAAGCGATTTTTGATGCCGCTGGCGTTCCGCAGAGATATGTCCCAGCAACGTGTGGAGAGGCCTACACCGTTGTTGTAGCTGACGATCCGAACCAGATGTTTACCGCACAAGATGACGGGGACACCACCCAGTTGGCATTGACCGATGAAGGGTCGAATGTGCTTACTATCGTTGGCAATTGCAGCACTACAACCGGGATATCCATAATGGAGATCGACTCCAGCTCCACCGGGGCCAACTCTTCAAATGGCCAGGTCCGATTAATACGCCAGTATCCCGGAGTCGACAATGAGATCGGGGCAAATTGCATCTGGATTTGCAAGCTGATGCTCCACCAGAACGCGACGCCGGTAGGCGCAGCGGTTTAATTTTTTTACTCATTTAAGCGATACGATTTTTTTAAACCAGAGCGTACAAGTTGGTACGTAAAAGGAGGATACAATGGCTACAGAGACCAGATCACGTTTCAATAACTACATCGCACCGGGCCTCTTCGCGGTAGCGAAGGAGAATTTCAAAAGGTATCCAGAAACCTGGAAGGACTTCTACTCAATGCGTACGAGTAAGCGAGCGTATGAGGAAAGTGGTTACACCTCTGGGTTTGGGTACATGGTTGAAAAGCCCGAGGGAATAGCTCACACGCCGGATGCCCGCATCCAGGGGCCTGTGAAGCGCTGGGTACACAATACCTGGTCGTTGCTTTGCAGGATCTCCGAGGAAGCCATTGAAGATATTATGTACGGCATCATGGAAACCGCCATGAAGGACCTCGGCGTTTCCGGCCAGGCAACCCGACACCTGTTGGCGATTCGGATGATTATGAACATGACCAATACAACCTATCACACCGTTGGTGACGGCAGTACCGCTGTGGCCAGCCAAAGCCACTCAAGGCTTGGCGGGGGAACTTACAGCAACCTGGGGGACGCCGCCGATCCTAACGAGGTCGCGCTTGAAGCAGCAGTGAAGAACTTCGAGAGCATAGTCGACCACCGTGGCAAGAAATATGACCAGAAGGCGGAGTACGTATGGTGCGGGCCTACGCACGAGTTCAAGATGGCAAAACTGCTCGACTCGCAACTTGAGCCTGAGACCAACCGAAATGCTATTAATGCCGTACCTCGCAGACGTCGGCTCTCCTTGAAGATCGACGCCGAGATCACCGATGGACGCTGGGGTGTGGGTGGTCGCAAGGATAAGGATGTGGGCATGATCTGGTTTGACCGGATTAAACCGACCTTGTCCCGTTATGGCGATCCCGATACCGGCGATGCACTTTTTGTTATTCGTGGCCGTTGGTCCAACGAGGTCAACGACCCCAGGCAAATGTACTTCGTTCCGCCTGTAACCTAATTGACGGGGAGGGCGTGGAGAGAGAAGGTCTCCTACCCTCCTTTCAACAACAGAGCCGTCAGGAGGAGGCGGCATTCTATAAGATAAGGGGGGAAGTAATTATGGCCAGACCATTTTACAATCCAAACCAATTCTCATCCGTGCTTCCGAACGATATCGGTAGAGTAATGTTTGTCGACAGCGTTTACGGCAGCGCGGGGTATTCAGGCTTAACGCCGAACGTACCCAAGGCAGCCCTTGACAACTGCGTAAACCACTGCGCTGGGGGGGAGGCTGCCGTTATTTATTGTATGCCGAATCATGCGGAGAATATTGACGCAGCGGGGGCTATCGCTCTCGATACAGCAGGGATTAAGGTTATCGGTCTTGGTTGGGGAGAGAGCCGTCCTACGTTTACCTGGACAGCCGCAGCGGGGACTATAACGATAACCGCAGCAAACATTTGGCTTGAAAACCTACTCCTTAAGGTAGGCGTAGATGCAGTAGTAGTGGGCATCAGCGTTGCCGGTGCCGACTGCACCTTGAAAGACCTTGAAGTCAGGGATGATGACTCAAACTATAACTCCCTCGACTTTATTACCTCAACCGATGCAGCCGACAGGTTGCAGATCCTCGACCACGTCCACCAAGGTTCCGGTGGAGCTGCCGGGGCGCAAACGGCGATCAGCCTCGTCGGTGGGAGTGACACCATTGTAATTCCGAGACACATCGACGGGAATTTCGCTACGGCTTGTATCGAAAATGTCACCACACTTTGTGACACACTGCGTGTTTTTGGGCGCGCCTCTCGACCGGCATATCTCCGCAATCGCAATTCGGGGGACATCCTGGTCACGGTTAAGTCAGACACCACGGGTCACATTGGGCCGCATCTGTATGGCCGCCTGGCAGATAACGCCGCCAACATAACAGAGGCTTTTGCCGGTGGGGATATGGCCTTCTATCCTCCGCTCGAACTTGTCAACCTTGACGGTGAGAGTTCGGTAGCCAGCAATATTACAGCCTCAACCGATACATAAAAAACGGTAATAAAGGAGGGATAGAATAATGACCAGACCATATAGAAATTTAAATCAATTCGTTGCTACAGCGCCGGATATTATAGGCCGGGTACTTTTTGTTGACGCTGCGTACGGCAGCGTTAACTACGACGGCTTGCACCCGAATTACCCGATGGCTTCCCTTCAGGCCGCATATGATGAGTTTGGAGCCAATGAGGCCGGGGTAATTTACTGTATGCCGAACCATACCGAAGACATCGCCTCTGCGGGAGCAATTGCCATGGCTACCGCTGGAGTTAAGGTCGTTGGTCTCGGCTGGGGGTCGAGCAGGCCCACGTTCACATTTACTACGATCAACTCGGCCACGCTTACTATCTCAGGCGCGAACACCTGGCTTGAAAACCTGGTTTTCGTTAACAACATCGACACGCTGGTGACTGGTATTGTCATTACGGCAGCCGACTGCACGCTGAAGAGCATCGAGTGTAGAGACAACGATGCGAATTACCAGGTCGACGACTTTATTACGACAAGCGACGCCGCCGACCGTCTCAAGATCCACGATTTTGTTTATCGTGGAAACGGAAAGACCGGAGGCGCAACCGCCATGACTATCATTGGTGGTGAGGATATTGAGATCCAGCCTCGGCACATTGACGGCGATTTTTCCACGGCCTGTATCGAACAGGTAACGACCGCTGGCAGTATCCACATTTATGGCAATGCCGACTTTCCGGCATATCTGCGGACAAGAAATTCAGCAGACGTCCTGGTTACAGCCAAATCCGATACCAAGGGGTCGTGCGGTCCATTCCTTTACGGTCGCGTGGAAGACGATGCCGCCAATATCACCGAAGCCTTTGTCGGCGCGGACTTCTCATTCTTTCAGCCGATTTACATTTCCAACGCTGATGGCGAGCATGGCTTGTTGACCAATATCACCGCTTCAACCGACACCTAATAGGTGCCTGATGAGGGACAAGGTTGCGATCATAGGCCTGGCGCACCCATTTATGCGCCAGGCCCTTGAAATCTTCCCAAGGGAGGACTTCGAGGTCTGGACCCTGTCACAGGTGGGGCAGCGGTTTCCAGAGGCGGTTAAGCGCGCCGATAGGTGGTTTGAGATACACAGCGACTGGATAGTAAACAAGGGGCGATAGCATGGCAAGAAAGCACGCATACCGAAACGACCAGATAAACGCTGGGACCCAGGTTGACCTGGCCGGGCAGACCGTCAACTACGCCCATGGAGGTGAGCTGAGGCTGGGAACGAATGCGGGCTTCTTGAATGACGCCGCTGGCCACCAGTCTTACAACACCGATGGGACCTTGACCAGTCAGCCCGCCCAGGACGACCTGATCTCAAGCTATATCGCGTGCGACATCTGCGGGCTTATAGTGACAGACAAGCGGCAGTTGACCACAATCAAAGGTAGGCGGCGGTGTAAAGACTGCTGCCAGGACGTGGTGTAATCATGGGAAATGAAGCGACAACAACCATAGCGGACCTGACCGACCGTTGCAATTGGGAGCTGCGG